TGAATTGTAGGGAGGGTAGGAGTATTCATGTTATTTGAGCGCGAGCATTTCAATGATTTCAGCAGGGCATCCGGACTTTTCCAGCGACGCTTTCCAGCCGGCAATGATTTCCTCCCGCAAACAGCGGGCCGTTTCAATTGCGTCCCCGTTTTCAAGAGCATCAAGGATTTGTTCGGCCGCAATGTCGCGGATTTGTTGAGCAAGGAATGAGTTCATTTTGTCGGGTGTATTTGATTAGGATTTAACCGCGTATGTGTGTCCATCTTTGCGAATTTCAAACCAGCGAAGACCGCCGGCCCGACTCACAATAGCGAACAGGGCATCGGTTTTGTAATAACGGACTTCGCCGCCTACCGTTTTACGGTCAAGGCCCGCAACTAGTTTTTGCACGGCATTGTCGCGTTTCTTTGCATGCGAATCGGCAAAGGCATCCGCCTTGCGAAGCGTGGCCTCTGACGCGATTATTGTTCCAAGTCCGCGCTCTTGGATTTTGTCTCCGTGGATAATAGCGGCGTTTACGAGTTGCTCTAGGTTCATCGGGTGATTCGGTTCGGTGTGTGGGAAGATACTACTACCGGAGTTTTCGATTGTAAAGTAAAAGTTTGAATTTTTTCAAAGTTTCCTGATTTCCCGGTTCAAACGGTCATCAAACCGCCCGAAATCTGATTTGCAAACGCTGCAAAAATCAGATCAACCCTTGCCGTCTGAGTAGCATTCTCGCGCCTGCGCTCGCGTATAGGTCCGCGGCTTCCGCTACTGGAACGCCTTCGGCCACGGCCTCCCGGACCGCTACCAAATCCGCGGCAGTGTTGCCGTCCATGCTGGAAAGAATCGGAGCGTGCAAGGATGCGTCTTGCCGAATTCCGTGTTCCACGTGGAACATTTCGGAGCCCTGATTCTCTACCTTGCCGGACTTAGTGAAGATACGAGATGATTGTGGCATAGTCGTCAGGGTCGTTTAGATCAAGGGCGCCAAACCAGTCAGTGCCGAGCAGAAGTTTCTTGCCGAGAGTCTGAGCACTTCCGCTGGCGCTAACGTAAGAATGTTGCAGGGCCGCGATTCTGCGGACGGTCTTCGGATCGGCGGAACGAAGTAAGCCTTTCACGGCCTTAGCCACATTTTCCGGCAGGCTGTCTTTGATAGTGTTGAAGGTTTCCGTTATCTGCGGCTTAAGCATCTTCCACCATTCCGGGCTCGCTACCTTGAATCCATATCGCGCCCATGCGTATCCGCCAACGTCTATGTTAGCATAAAGCGTTATGCGGTCGATTCCCAGGTGATCGTAAAGCGCCAGTTGGTTTCTGAGAAACAACTTACCTACCCCGCCGCCTTGCGTAGGCATTTGAAAGTAATCATGCTCTACCTTGTTAAGCCGGCCGTCTGTTCCACGGGACATTTTCCTGACAAGTTTTAAGGCCCCGGAATCATGCTCTTCGCGAATTACTATACTATAGCCTTCCGGTGTTTGCGTTATCGCAGTGGTCAAGTCACGGTAGCCGAGTCCCGTCAGGTCGATTCCGTGCAAAAGGCTATCGCGGATTTGCACTGGCGACATGGCGAAGTCATCGGCAATAGATGATAGTGCGCCAGGGCTTACCGTTATTCTCTCTGCTGCTAGTGTCTCCGCGTAGGCTGCGCTATCCGCCGCGGCCGGAGCCGTCCACCCTTCGCTAAGATAGCCCTTCGGCCGGCGCAGCGGCGGCTGCGTCAAATCTTGCAGTGCCGACAGGGCTTCATTCTGCGGCACGGGCACTGCCGGATTTACGGGAGGGGCGGGAGCGCCAGGGCTTGGGGCTGCGGGCTTCTGCGTAGGCTTAGGGGCGGGAGGCGGCTTAGGTGGTGTCGCGGGCGTAGGCGGACCGGCAGGCGGCAAAGGCGGCGGCTCTTGGACAATAGCAGGGACAGGGCGTCCGGCATCTTCCCACGTTCCACTGCCCTGCCCGCCACGAAGCGGAAGGTCCGGATTCTGCCCGCGCTGAGTCTTAAACCCTGACGCAATAATTGATCCCGTGTGATTGATATGGAAACGAAGATCGCCGGAGTATTCGATAGGGACGTTTTTGATATTGCAAGTAGGCACTCCACGGAAAACAGGAATGCCCGGCTCAATAGCCTGACAACCGGTAACACTGACGTGCGTTACAACTTCCGAGTCCTTCATGGCGCGAAGTGTTGCGCTATCGGCAACCCGACTCATCTCCGTTCTGACAATAGTAGGGACTCGGTTAGTAGCAATTTGAGGAATGGAATCACGCATCCGCTGCATTACTTCGTAAGGATGCGCCCCGTCTTCAATGCCGCGCTCAATCAGAGCCGCAATTCTCTGGCGTGTGGTTTCGTTGATACCTCTTACCTGCCGCGCAATATTATCAACGTCAGCAGCAAGGACTCTGGCTGAGCCAGGATTCACAGCGACTCCAAGCAAAGCAGAGTCTCTAGCAAGAACGTCATCGGCGACAGACTGCATACTAGGGCGAACCGTATTAACAATTTCAATATCTGCATCGTCGTTCAACACGTATGCCAGAGCTTCGGCCCATAGGGATTGATGCGCGCTGACAGGCATCCGCGTAACTGCTTTCTGTTGTAGATCACCGGCGGATTGCTCTCTGTAAATATCCGGCAGCCGCGAATTGAATCTCTCAATTACCTGCAAAACCTGACTGCGCATGATAGCAGTGAGCGGCTTTGCCAGCATCCTTGCACCCTTGCTAGTAGCGGCTACGCGGGCCGCGATGAAGTCTGCGGTTAGCTTTGCCTGCTGCTTTAGAAACTCTTCGTGTGTCCAGCCGCCGTCAGGCACACGGCTTCTGCGGTATGCTTTCAGCAGAATGGACGGAGCCGCAAATCTGCTTTGTGCGCCCTTTGTTAGTCGTAGCAGCATGAGCCTTAGTTATACTGCGGCAGGGTCGTTGGCGTTAGTATTTGCCCCGCCCGCCACAAGCCCGGCCATTTCAAGCGGCAGTCGGTTATTGTTAACGAAATACTGGTCAAGGTAAGGGTCTTCAACTCGCGCAAGCCCTGCCTTCTCCCGCAGTTCGTTCAGGGTCATAGCCCCCAGAGTAACGAGCGGCCCCCATTCCTTCGTCACCTGCTCAACGTCGATCAGGCCGGCTAGCTGATAGGATACTTTCTCCTTGCCGCCGTAGGCTTGCGATAGCCCGCCCGGACCGTTCAGCTTGTCAACGATTAGCGAAAGCAGCGGCACGCATTCATAGCGGCGGAAGTTTAACTCTTCAACTTTCGCAGTGGCATAGTTGCTAGCATCCCGCAACCCAGCCAGCGAAAGCGGCACGCCCATCAGTGAGAATACTTGCTCGATGCTCCATTTGCTATGAGCGATGCTTTCCATCTCAGCGGATGTTAGTCCGAGACGGATGAATGACCAATCACCGTTAAGGAATGCCACCTTGCCTGCATTTCTGCGGCCGGCATATTCAGCGTTAAACTTCTGGCGGAACGCGGCCCACTCTTCGGGAGAGTCCAACGCCTCTTTCTTTGTCAGCACGCCAGAGGGTTGCGCCCCGTTAGCGTAAAACTTTTCCTGTAGCAAGTTTCTGTTCAGAGCTTCTTCCGCCAGAGAAGTCCCGGCTTCAATATCACCCAGGCCGAAAATGTTATTGTTCGGATGCGGCCGCTTAAAGTGAATCATCTGCTCCGTGGGAATCTTCACGGTTTCCCCGTTCACCGTGTATTCGTAGCCGGCAACTTTATCAACTCGCGAAGGATTCACCCTGACGTATTGCGGCAGCAAAGGATAGATGGCTTTAGGTCTGCCCGCGGTATCAGGCTCATCCTTCAACCAGTATGCGTTGCCAGTCAGCTTCAAATGGTGCGCCGTGAGGTAAATCAACTCGCTGAAAGTATCAAAGCGGTTAGGGGCAGCAATGATAGAAGCGAGGTCAGTGCCTCCGGGCCGCGGCTTGATAATCGCAGTCGAATCTACCTTGTTAACGAAGATACCGGCAGATGATAGTGTGCTCGCTACCAGGTGGCAGGCACGGAAGACAGCCCAAATTCCGCCAGTGCCCGCGTCAATGTAAGACTGATAGTCGTCCAGCTTGTTGATAGGCAGGCCGGCTCGCTGCTCAATAAAATTTACTGCCTTCGCATCCCATTCTTCGGCCGCGGCTATAGCCTTAGCGTATTCTGTATTTCGGCCGCGGCGCAGCTTTTCAGAATCTACGCCGCCGCCTTTGCTAAAGAGTTTACTAAGGGAAAATGCCATGTCAGCTAGGTTTTCGCTGACCATTACACGTTTTACAAGCGCCCGCAAGGAGAACAACGTTACCGGGCGAACTAGGCCAAACAGGGAGCTTGGCAAACTTCTCGTAATCCTCCGCATATCGTTCACGGATTGCCTGCCTGATTTCATCGGACAGACTGACAGAACGATAACGATATTGATTGCCGGGGCTAATGCGTCTTCCGGTCTGCCGCGAATTTGCAAACGCTGCAAATGAAGTCAGCGGAAGAATCAAATCAAACTTCCCGGTTAGCCATTTCGTTTGCGGCCAGAAGTCCCGGTAATCCTCTGAGTCGATAGGCAGCGCCAGTGCGGATTCGCATAGCGAATTGTCAGGTGGAATATCATCAATATCCAGTCCTTCCAACGAACGAGCATCCCTTGCCCGTGCCCGTGCTGCACTGACAAATCTCTCTACTGGATCGCGGACAGAAATAATCTTTGTTCGTTCGCGCCAGCCGATAATGCCAGCGGCCTTTCTAGCTTCTTGTGTGGTAGCGTGCGGCGGCAGAGAGGATCGGGCAAGGTTTAGGTAGCCGGCCAGGCGCTCAACCCCGCAGCGTGGATTCTCCACAAGAATGAATTCGTCAGATAGCCACATATTCGGAACTCTTACACCGACTCCGTTATGATATCGTCAAAAAATTCACCACCATCCAGGGATATTGCATCTTGAATCTTAGCCTCCTTTGCGTGCCCGGAAGTTCTATTACGGCTAGTAAATCTGTCCGGTGCCGGAGGGTGTTTCTTAGTTCTGCTCATAGGTATCCCTTTCGTTTCAGTCTTACTTCTTTTCGTTTCAAATCTGCTTTGTCCCTTGCGGCTTGAAGGTCTTTTAGTCTGACCCAGCCGCAAAACGGATAGCACTCAATCTGATAGTCCAGCAGGCTAATCTTACTATCCAGCTTACGTAGCCTTGTGAATAAAGATGAGCGAGCGCGACTCGAACGCACACTTCCTGCTCTAGCGCAGGTGTTCTTTCCTCTTAAACTATCACTCAAAGTTTTTACGGCCATACAGTTTTCAATGTGTCAGTAAATCCGTTCCGTGCGTTTTGCGTTCCATCTCCGTAAGGATATTCCCCCCGCGCATCGGTAAATCCTTCCTGCCGAACGTAGAACGTAAGAGCCGCACATCCAGAATTAGGATACTGCCCGCGGCCGAATGGCGAAATCTCAAACTCCCCGTCGCGGAGTAGATACTTGCATCGGCCCTGGTTACGGATGTTAGTAATAACGGCTGCAAGGTTATACGCTTTGCTGGCTGAGAAACTTCCCGGCGTGCGGCCGAGTAGCGCGGACTTCAGTTGAATGAATGAGGATACGGTAATCATTGTGGTGTGGCTGCGGGTTTCGTGAGCATGTCGATAAGATATGATCTAACCGCTTCTGCTTCCACACGAGTGTTGCGGCGGTATTTCCAAACCCTGCCATCCATTTCAAGATTCACCTTAAACAAGGGCTTCCTAAAAGCCCGTTTTA